TCTTCTTCCATTTCTGGTTCCATAGATTTCATGGCATGCGTCATGGATTTTTTGCCAACTATTACAGGTTTTGCCCCCGGAGCTATTTCTTCCATGGCTTTTAATTTCTTTTTAAAAATTTTTCCGTACATATATATATTCTCCTTTTAAACTTTTACGACAGTACCCGACCAAGTAATCCTTTATCTTCTTTTGGTAAAACTGCAGGAGCTACAGCCCCAGCTTTTTCCCCATACATAAGACGTAAGGTTCTACTTACAAGATTATTTAATTTTGCACTATAATCTTCAAGGGATTTTCCTTGTTGTCCGTATAAAGACTCTGCTATTCTTTGAGATTGTTGTCTTCCAACTGCGTCTATAGCCCCTGCCATGGCAGTTCCTCTAGCTCCAGTTCCAGCTAAATTTCTTCTTGTTTGAGCTTCGGCTGCTTGTTTTTGGGACATGATAGCAGCAGTAACAGGATCAGCAGCCCCTTGATCTACTCGAGACTTTAATGTTTTAAGGACATCCTGTTCTTGCTGCCCAGCTTGCCCTAACCCCATTCCAGTAGAAAGAGCCCCTAAATTTAATCCGGCCAATTGTGCTTTTTGTTCAGCTTCAGTACCGCTTAGGATATTCCCAGTAGGATTTCCTTGCATAAGTTGTCCAGCGGTTCTTTGCCTATATTTTTCGTTTCTTTGAGCCCACCAATCTGCTTTTTTGCCTTTTCCTACGTATTTACCCCTGAAGCCTCTCATCCAATTTTGAAAATCAACATTGTCTTGGTTTATTTCTTCCGGAGTTTGTCCTTGAGATGCCATATTATTCCCTCGCTATCAGAACAGAAATTGTTACGTCTTCTGTCCCGTTATTTTTCAAAGTTATCGTTTTATTGTCCCATTCTAAGGGGATGTCTGAAATGACACCGTTGCCTGTCTGTCTTAATATTATACGCCATTTTGGAATTACACCAAGAAAATGTTGTATTTTCAAAGTGGATGCCGCAGGAATTTTGACATTATTTGCTATGTACCCATTAAAATTAGAATTAATTGAAATAGCTGCACTTTGAAAAATAAAAGCATCTATTAAATCGTTTAATCTTTGTTTTATTTCCGATAATTCTTCAGGGACTTCTTTAATTACTTTAAGGGGCTGTGGCTTAAGAGTTTGAACAGGATTTATCATCTTTTCATGCCTTGTTGAATTGGTTCAAATTCTACTTCAATTCCTTCAATCCAGAAAGCTTGGTTCCCTGTAGAATTCATAATAAGCTCAATGGCAGCGGCCATAGGCTTCGAGGAATTAAGTCTTTGTTTATGAAACATTACATAATTCCCGGGGGATGTATATGTAGTATTTGTTATTTCTGTGTTGTAATCCCAATTTATATAATGTTTAATGTCTAATTTTCCTAAAATATAACCAAATATTTTTATTTGAAGTAATAATTTTTCTAAGGATGGTTCTCCTTGAGTCATCCAAGTAGTTACTAATTTTGAAGGGGATCGATTCACATAATCATAAGTATAGTTAGCGATACTTTCCTGACTAGTTTTAGCTGAAATTGATCCGGGAGTAATGCTAGTAGTCCCTACATATAAAATGGAATCTACGCATGACATAGCTGATACGCAAGTAATATTAATAGATTCGTATGCGTCGTATGTTGTCCATTCTCCATTAGATAAATGATAAACTAAAGATTGACCGCCTCTAGTGTAATCTCCATTAGTTATAATAACTTTAGATTTAAATGAATCAAACGTAGATAATAAATACTTGGCTTGATAATTAGTTAAATCTGAAGGGTATTCATATGCCGTAGTAGGATAACTATTCATATTTAATCCAACAGATAATTGCTCTGCTGAAGAAAAGTTTGGAAGAGAATTTGCCATAAATGTTTTAAAGTTTAAAGCAATAGGATCAGATATTTTTTTAGAATTAGCTCCATTAATTAGCCAAGCTCCAGAACTAGACATCATAAATACAGTTCCATATATTTCTATTAGGGAAGTATTAGAATAAGCGCCTACTGGGATGTCTGGAATTTCTTGCACTCTAATATTTGCTGTAGTAATGTTTCCGGCTACTAAATAAACTTTGCGTTCTCTACTAACTATTAAATAATCTTTTGTTCCTACGATAGATGTGATATTTCCATATTGAGAATCCCCTACAAGTAAAAATTGACTAGGAGTCATTTCTAGCGACCCCCCATTAGTGTAGTCTGAAAAATAAATAATATTTTTATCTGCTAGAAGTAGTAAATCTTGATAAATAGTAATAGCTACGTAAGGATTTTTGTATACTTCTGAATCATTAAAAGAATTTTTTGTAGTGTTAAGATCGTACCAATCATTTAATGTAGAAGAAATTGAAAACGGAAGTTGAGCCACGTTTTGAACTTTATTTGCAATATTAGTAAAAGCAATATCTATTGTATAAATAATATTAGAAATAAAGCCAGTTAAATTGTCTTTGGCTGCGGTTATTAATCCTTTATAATAATATACCCCCTGTAAAGACGGAGAAGCCCATACAGTATAGAATCTTCTCCCTGCTGCAAATGTTCCATTAGATATAGGAAGTGTAGACCCATCAAAAGTATCCCAAGATCCAGTAGTTAAGTTATATGCTTTTATTGTTTTGCTAAACCTATTAGATGCAGTACGTTTATAGGCTATTGCTCCATAATTTCCGCCAGCAGCCCCAGAAACAGAGAAATATACAAGTCTTATGACATAAACATTTCCTCCAAATGAATCAAGCCCAAAAAAATCTGCCCCAGTAATTGTAGTGAAAACATACTCATCAAATCCTGCATTATATGTAGCTGTTCCATAAAAATATGGGGTCATATCGCCAGCATCAAAATACGGAGAATTTTGTGTTTGTTCTCTAAAAGTGTTTACATCTGTAGAGTTTCTACTCATAGAGAGTTTTGTAGTTATTGGAGTATCTTGTTCAGTCCAAGTTGTAATTGCAGTATCTAATGCAGACATAGCCATCTTAGTGCTAGATGTATTCGGATTTACTGCCGCTCCAGCAATAAAATAATATGAAGTGGTATTGGACGGATTAAAAAAAGTTACTGCATTATGAGCTTGAGTATTTGGCCCTGTAGCTCCAGTCCACGTAGTTCCATTAGTAGAATACATTATCTTGTTTGCAGTAGAAGCGTTAGAGCATACTGCTACAAAATAAGAAGTACTTGTTACCACGTTTATTCCAAAAGTAACTGATGTCCACAGGTTAGTTGCAGGAGATGTTCTAGATGTCCATGTAATACCGTCAGGAGATGTGATAATATTTGTAGCAGTTGTCCCACTAGCAGCCACCGCAACAAATAAGTTTATTGGACTACCTCCAAAAACAACTGATCTCCAATCAAGTACCGTTGGAATAGTCCTAAATGTCCAAACTTCTCCATTGGTGGAAGTAGCTACTTGTCTAACTGTAGTGGGGCCTGAATTATTTATAGCAACAAATACGTTTGCAGCGTTCCCCCAAGCAATTGACCTCCATGTTTCAGTAAAACCAACTGTCGTAGAGTATTGCCAAGCTACTCCATTGGAAGACCACATTATTCTTTGCTGAGCAGTAGCCCCCCCAGCACTTCTAACCGCAACAAATCTACTTCCATTCCAAGCGATACTTGACCACCCACCACCAATAGATCCCAAAGAAATGTCTGTTACCCTTCTCCAAGTAATTCCATCACTAGAAATCCAAACTGGATATTGAGTTACAGAAGTAGAGTTATTTAAAGCCACAAAAAGGCTATTTCCGTAAACGACCGCTCCAAAAGAATTACGAGCATCCGTTCCTTCAAAATCATATCTTACATTAGCATCCCAATCTATTCCATTATACGAGTAACAAATTCCTGCTTCTCCTACTCCTACTAATATTTTTCTGCCTTGAGGATCTGTGCCAGATGCCATGGCATTAAATCCGACATTGTTCCCAGTAGTTCTGTAGGTTATTGGATCACTTGTAACTTGGTTCCCTTGCATATCTAAAGAGTGCCCTATTACTTTTACATATCTAGATCCTACTTGAGTAGAATATGGCGGCTCTACAGATGGAAATTGACTTCCTGCTACAGGTACAAAATAAGGTGATCCTATTCCAGCAGTACAGGCTTCCTCTCCATCATATTTAATTAATTTACAATCAGATCTAGATGGAGAAGAAAGGATATAAGCCGTATTATTGACTTGAACGCACTGGTCTGAAAAATTATTTATGTAATTTAGAGAAGTTGATCCAATAGGCGTATCGACTACAGGCCCCAAACTTCCTAGTCCGTTGTTTGTTTCTACTAACGCATTATTTAAAAATAAATGCCTAAAATAGAATAAATCATTATCTGCAGCAATCCCCAATTTTAATGGATAATTTTTACCATCTACTACACTTTTATAGGAAGAAAATAAAGTCCATCTTTTTATTGTTTGTCCGGCCACTGAATTTGAAGTAAATCCAGACATAGAACATCGTGGAGTTAAATATCCTTCATTATTAAATGTTACGTTGTTGGCAACCTTAAATCTATTAGACGATTGATCTGCTTTTGGGGGAGAGTTTTCCATCCCCCCTAATCTAAGTTTTTTATCTATTGCCACAGCTACCTCTTAGAAAAATAAAAATTCTACGTCCGTAACAGGAATAGTATCATCGTCTTTTTTATTTTTAGAAAAAATAGAAAGTATTTCATTTTCCTGTTTTTCGGTAAAATACGCTTGTTTTTCACCATCATTATAATTATTTCTCGTATAAATTCTTTGTTTAACGTAATCTAATAGGTAAGTTTCGCATACATCGGGTAGCAAACATTTGTTACAAGCGTTATATCCAGCTACAACAAATTGATCCGTAGTAATTCCAGTAGTAGAGTCTAAAGATATTATGGTTCCTAATATGGCAGTTACAAATTTTTTATTAGTGCTTTGATTTCCTATAGCATCTACAGTAGAAATATAGTCATCTGTAGTTGCTAAAGAAGGAGGGGATTGGTTTAAAGAAATGTCTGTAGGGCCTACACTAGTAACTTTACCCTGACGAACTGCCAAAGTAGGAAGTTGTCTAAAATACGTAATTCTTATATTTTGTAATTGAGAAATGTCATTTTGCCCAGATATAAGAATTTTATTATCTCTAGTAATATATCCAAAAATATAACTAAATTCAGATTCCGAAATTGGCTTAATTCTAGAATATCCTTTATTATTTGAGGTATCGGAAAATCTTGCCTCTACCATAGAAATAGCGTTAGTAGAATAGCAATCATCTGGAAGAGTATATTCTCCAGAAGCTACAGCTGGAACTTCAAGCTGAACTTTAAAAAGATCAGCATAAGGATTATTTTTAAAAACAATAGAAGTAATATACCTTTGAGCATCATTAAAATACCCAGCAATTTCAGCGTCTGAAATCCCATTTATATCCTTATTATCAGTTGAATTCCTGACTTGAGTAATTAAAAACTCTAGTCTTCTCATAACGCACCGTTATTCCTTAGACTAAATTAGCCAAATTTAAATAATTTTCTCTTCTTTGGTTAGTTGCTTTTACTGCTTCTTGATATTCTAGATTTCTTCTTGCTTGTTTATTTTTTTGAACATTTGATAATGCCATAAGCCCTATCCCAGCCGCTATAGCAGCAGGATGTCCAGTAGCTATAAGGCCACTCCCTAAAACATCCGCCCCACTTCCGCCTTTAGCAGCCGCTACTCCGGCTTGCGTTACTCCTGATTTCAAATCCAAAGAAGATGAAGGGGATTCATTAACATCTTTTCCTCCAACATCTTCATAAGTTTTAGAAGACTCAAGCATTTGTTCACCTAATGTAGGCTTATTAAAATCTACTGAAGGATATGAAGTAGCGGATTGTTGCATGGTATCAGACCCCATACCTTCATCAAATTTATTTTTTTTGACTCGATTAAAATATTCTGACATATTTATTTCCTTTCTTGTAGGATTCTTTCTAGCCTATCAAATCTTTTGTTTAAATGTTCCATATCTAACGAACGAATGACTATAATTTCATTTCTAACTAAACTAGCCTCTGCTTTAGCAATATGAGAAACTGCTTCATAAGCTCCCCACCCCATCCCCAAAATAATTCCTATAATTGCCAAGATCGCTTTTATTGTAGGGTATATAAAGTCAATCAATTTCATACTATGTCCCAAAAATAATATATAGTTTTTGGTTAGTAGCAGCAGCTTCGGCAATAACCGATAAGGTTCCAGCACATTCTATTTGAATTGAAGACCCTGCTGTAAGTCTTATGCCAGAAGTTGCAGTAGCCGTACCAGACATTCTAAATCTTAAAGCTACTGTATTAGTATTATCTGCTTGAATTAAAATCCATTTAGCAGAAGTTAAAGAAGTAGTAGACGCTACTGTGTTTGAAATAGTCAATAATTCTGCATAATTTGAGGTTCTAATAGCGTCAGTGCTTTCTACAAGTTGACTTCCGGATGAAGTAGATTTTGAAACAATCCACCCCATTATCCTAGCTGTATCACTTGCAGCAGGCTTAGAAGAATTAATTGGCAATATTCTTATATTATTTGCATCTACGACTTGCATGATTTCAAATTCTATATTTATAGCATTCCCAGAAAGAATTCTTAAAATATCCCCGACTTTAGCAGAGTGAGACGTAATTTGAATTTGCCAAAATTGAACTTGTCCGTCCTTACTTAAAACATCAGTTACGGAAACAATAGTTTGGTTAGATGTTGAAATGTCGTACAAACTTTTGTTTATTGAAACGGTTCCGTAAGAATTTGATCCTGAACTATGTATAGTTTTAAATTGAGGAGTCCCTAATTTTAATTGATTATTGTAACCTTGTTCTGTTGACATGACCTCGTCCTCTTTTAAGGGGTTCTCAGTATCAAAATTCCCTAGACTGCTCTTTCAAACAGCCTAGGGAAGACTTTAATTAAAAATAATATGCAAGCTGATCCATCCACTGTAACTGTATATTAAAATCTACATCTTTTGCGGCTGGAGTAGCAGCTACGGATTTTGCTAAAACTGTAATTGAACTAACTGTTACAGCTGTTACTTGAATTGTAGCATCTGCTGTAAGAGAAACTAGTCCAGAACAAAAGGGAGCTATTTTTGCTGGCTCTTTAAAATTAATTCTGTAATTTCCAGTCCCTAAATCTTCTACAGAAGATACGTAAAAAGCATCCGGGCCAGAAGCAACCGGAGTACCAGCCGTTCCATTTACAGATAGATTGAGTTGAACTTGACCTACTTGACGAACTTGAAGATTTCTTTTTAATGAAAAAAGCATTTTTTACTCTCTTGTAACCCCACGGAGGGAAGGCGTAATTGCCTTAAAATCATTTTATATGTATCTAATAATTTGGCAAGAAGAAACGATAGAAGATAACATCCATGTTCTCTTCTATCGCCCAAGGAGTAGAAAGCTAGAACTTATCTACCTTTTTATTATCAAAATTTAATAAACTAATGTAAACTAGGTATATTTGAAATTTTTTTAAAATATTAAGTTGACGTTTTGTGACTTATTGATATAATAAGGCTCGAGCGTGCGAGAAACGTACCGAAGAGGGACGATTGAGGCACGTATCGCAGCATAGCGAGGTTCCCAGCCTAAAGATTTTTTGAAAAAAAACCTTTAATCTAAACAAATTTTATTTACTTAATTTACATGCTAATTACTATTAAATATAATAATAAACTACGTAATTTAATAATACCATTTACATGATTTTTGGAATAAAAAAAGCCTCCCCGAAGGGAGGCTGACCTTTCAAGCCGAAGCTATCAGGGGGTTTACTTAGCGAGGTTGTGAAGAACGCCGTGAGCGGTTGGAGTAATAAAGTTCTCCATGTATGCCCCATAACGTGCTTCAAGAACGTCTTCATCAACAGTTCTTAAAAACACAGTTTTGTCATCTTGGAACCATTCAGCTCCGCCGGGACGGTGATATCTATGAATATATTTATCGTTAAGGAAGTAGACTTTATCTTCATCACAGAAACGATCTACAAAGATACCAACAGCACCAGCAGTACCCATGTACTCAACACCAGAGAAACCAAGGTGGCCTTTAACATTTTTGTTAGGAAGGTTGTAGCGCTTTTGATCTTCTAATTGAGCAAGGATCTTACGGTATTGGTTGTAGTTACAGATGATCATGTTAGGAGCTTCGCCGAAAGCTTGCTCAACTTGAAGCATAACATCGTTCATCATGTCTACTACGATACCAGAAGCAGCAGCATCAACCTGAGTTGCTTGCCAACGTCTTTGTACAGTTAATCCAAAAAGAGTACCAGATGTAGCCATTAATACTCCTCTAAGGCCTTGAGCTTCTGCGTTATACGAACGCTGAGGAACTAAACCTGAAGTTGTAGCAAAAGCACCCGGAGCAGCTACTCTGGCTGCAAGATGAGCAGAAGTACCGACAAGGCTAATTTGACGAGTTGATTTGTTTACAGCAGAAATCCAAAGTAAATTTGTTATTGAATCCCCACCTTCAGCAGCACCTCCGGAGTTATTACCGGCTGCAAGACCTGTGACAACTTGAACAACAGATTTTTCTTCAAAATTGGCTACGTTAAAATCCGAAGCTCGTAAAGTTACAACATATGGAGAAGCAACAGTACCAGCTCCAGTTACGTTTGTAGCTCCATCTCCACGACCAAGAACTCCTGATCCATCTCCAAAAAGAACTCGGCTCATGTTTCGCATAAAGTCTTCAACTGTCTTTTTAACAGGGAATGCCAAGTAAGTTTGGAAAGCACCTTTAGAGCTAGATGCGGCTTTAAGACCCTCACGGTCAACAAAAACACGGGAGTAGTGTTTTTTAGCTGTAACTACGGCTTGTTCTACAATAGATGGATTCCCTTGTGGAAGAAGTTTAGCACCGTAACCGCCAGCAAATGAAAGCTGAGTTTCGATGTTCATCTGTTTACCAACAAAGTCATTAGACTTTTTGATACGGCCCTCTAATACGGTAGCTGAATTGTACATATTAGCTGATCTGTTTTTAAATAGAGTTAAAAATAACCCAGTTTGTTCTGCAATACTATAATCTGCAATAGACATTTTAAATTCCTTTTTAAATTAGTTAATATTAATCATTGTCCCAATCATCAAAAGATTCGAATTTATCCGAATCTTCTTTTAAGGCTTTTTTCGCAGGAAACTTTTGTTGCTTGCTATAAACCTTAGTGTTTAATTCTTTAACGTCTTCCTCCACCGAAAAATTACGTTTTAAAATTTCTTCCATAGCTTTTTTGTCTGCTTTCCCATCTCTGAGATATTTTGACAATTGAGCTACTACATCTCCGTACTTTTCTTCCGAAATATTATCTTCATAAGGTTCGATTAGCTCTCTAACTACTGCAATATGTGGCTTTAAGCTAGCGTAATCCACAATTGCTTCATGAGTGATGCTGTTAACATCAAGCCCCGAACTTTCAAAAAGATCCTCTAATTCGTCAGAAGCTTCTACATATTGTTCTTCTGTCACATTAAAAGCTTGGCGTAAAGAATCGACCTTTTGTACTGTCTGGTTAAAGACTTCTTCCTTTTGGGCCTTTTCATATCGCTTCTTTGCGACATTAGTATGTAATTCGTCTTTTTTCTTATGGAAATAAAGCTCTCGCTCTGTTTCCGTCATATCATAAAGTTTGCCTAATTCATCTAAATTGGCTTCCATTATGCGTCTATATGCATTATATGGGTCTTCTCCAGACATTTCAACTAAATAAAGTAAAGATTCTAAAGGATTGCCATCTTTTTGCTTTAAAGGCTGTATTACTTGGGCTAGTTTTTGGTCAATCTCAGAAATTTGAGCTTTAAATTCATTTACTTTGGATTCAAAAATTTTTTTCTCTTTTCCCAATTCTGTAAATTTTTTATCCCACGCAGTTTTGCCAGAATAGTTATTAATAAGCTCTTGGACAGGAACTTCGACATTTTCCCCATCAATTTTTACTTTAAAGGATGCTTCTGAATCTACGTTAAAAAGATCCTCTCCCATACGCATTCGAATCTTTTTAGATTCTTTTTTATTTTGTTCAGTATTTTCAGTTTCTTCTTCTTGTTCACTTTCTTCTAATTCTTGATCTTTGTCTTTTATTACTTTTCCATCTATATCTGCCTGAGAATCTTTAATTACTTTAAGATCTTCTGAAATTTTTTCTTTTACTTCTTTTTTAGCCGGTTCTTTTTCTAAAACTTCCTGTTCTTTTTCGGGTTGTGACCAATCATCTTCCTGCAAAGTTGTTTGATCTAAGGTTTCTTCAAAATTGTCAAAAGTTTCAAACCCGGGGTCATTAGATTCAGAAATTGTTTCAGCTGCTGGCAAACTCATTAAAATTCTCCTTGTTGTTTAATTTCAGCATCAACTTGCTTCATTGCATTAGATGGCTCCAATGTTGAAGATTGTGCTTGTGTAGTTATAGGTTGGGATAATGCCGGATTTTGTTGAGCTGCTATTGTAGGAGGAGTAAATACCATCGGGTATTTAGGAAATAACGCCATTTCTTGAGCAAATCTAGGATTTTTTACAGATTTCTCATAAGAAAGCATCTCAATAGCCATAATGTAGTCCATAATCATTTGTTTTGTTTCTGGACGTAGGATAAATTTATATTCAGGGGATTCTACAAATCTAGAAAATACTCCGTAGAATTCTACAAGTCCGTCTGTCATCTCTGGAGCTGGAGCTTCTTCTCCATTTAGGATAATATCAAGACATTGTTTAGCAGTATCAATAGAGTAAGTCACTTCGTCTTGAAAAGCTTCGACTAGATTAAGATTAAGAATACGGATCATTTCTTTTTTGCCAAACAGAGGATCTTTTTGGTTAGCTGTGTTTAGATCTACAATATCTGCCATACGTCCAGCTCGGCTAGAGCTTAATACCGAGTCATTTTCGATACGGATGTCATAGATAAGGTTGAAGTCAAACTTCTTAAACGATTGCATAAGGTAGCTGTTATTCGATCCAAGGATACGAGACATGCGTTGATCGTCTGGGGAGTAATACTGTGCCATACGAACAACCGTCTTTCTGTAAAGATCTAGAATTCTTTGTTTTCTATTATCTGAAGTAGTCGACATAGCTTGAAATTGTTGATCTTCCAATAGTCTCATGGCTTGAGCGGCAGTAACGCCCTGAGGTACATTACCCCGAGAAATATCAAATAACCTCGCTAACTTACCCGATCTAGCGGAAATAATATTAGATAGCTCAATTTCTCCAGAGTTGACATAGTTAGGTTGAAGAATTTGTGGTGGAGTGCCTCCACGATAAGCAATAGATCCAAACTCATTATTAAGAGACTGTCTATCAACTGTGCCTTCAGGATAAACATACTTGGGAGCGTTTAAAACTCCGTGGTTTCTTGCCATTCCAGACCAGATTGAATTATTCATGCGGTAGAACTGCTCGATGTTGATAATAAATGGACGGCCCCAAAACTCATCTAAACATTCAATGTCTTTATCCTCTACAAATGGAAGTTCTTTGTCTTGATAAGGAAAATCAATCCATTCTAGAATCAGATCTTCACAATAGACAATTTTGCATCCCTCTGAAAAATACTTAGTAGGCTTGTGCCAAAAAGTCCTGACCATAACCATGTTGTCTGGTACTGAAAGGTCGGATGCGGACATATCCCACATGACATGGGCGTTTTCTTTGATTCTGCCTTTAGCTTTCGGATATTCGGCTTCAACTTCTTGTTTAAATTTCCACTCGATAGTTTCGACATAATCGCACTCCTTAATAGATTTTTTAGTTTCTTCTGGGAAGAAACAATATGGAAGGATGGGTTTAATTTCTACGTCTCCTAGACGCATTTCTTCGTCTTTAAGGTATTTGCCTTCTAAAACGACTCCAGTTTCTAGATCTATTAAAGGAATTTTTCCTCCATATTGTTTTTTCTTTTGCTCATATAAAGGATTAAGGGGCCCGATGTCAGGGTTCCAACAAATTTCAGCAATCGTATGCCCCATAAGGAACATGATTCTATCCATTTTGCTCACAAGCCTATCAAACTTCATTTCTTCCATTCGTGATTGACAAAGGATTTTACACGCCTTGGCGTTATTAATGTCGTCTTGATCAAAGTATGACTGAGGAATAAATGCTACTTTAGTTGTAGACTTAGAAATCTCTGCAGTTTTTTGATCGACTAAATCCCATACTAGATTGTCACGAAGCTTAGGTTTTTTAGAAGATCCCGGGACATATCGAGTATTTGTTTTAGTAAGTCCGTCCCCAACTTCGTCGGATACGTTCTTGTACATTTGAAGGTATCTGCGATACATAATGAATCTTTGGAAAGATCCTTCATATACCTTATGGAATCTATCGTTTAGCCACGTAAGAGTACCATCTTCCGTTTTATCTTCTCTAAATTGAAAAGGAACTATTTCGGCAGTAGATTTTACGTTATCTAAATCGTCAAATGTTTCAAACATAGGATTTCCTTTATTTATTCTTTTTCTTTAGTAGATCATAATATTTATCTTTTAGTCCAGTCGCACGTATATTTTCTGGTCTAGCTTCTGGGGTATATGGCTCATTTAAAATCCCCTTAGATTCTAAGTTTTTAAGTGTTTGAGTTTCCCAAGAACTAGGGGCATCCGCTCTGTGATGTGATCCATAATACGTATCTACTAATTTAGCAGGATCGACCGTTTTAGTTAACTTAGCTTCGAATAAACCGTCCAAAAAAAATTTAGGAGTCATATAATCTGTAGATAAAATAGATTGCTCTCTAGAAATTTTTTTTGGAGCTTCTATACCAAGTCCTTGAGTTGCTATTTTATGCCCGGCTTCATGGGCATAAGTTCCAGCGTAGTCTTCGGGGGATAATCCAGATCTCATATAAATATTTCCAGTACTCGGGGCATAATATCCTTGTAGTCCGGGTTCTTCTTGTTCTTCTCTAGAAGACATACTAGAAGTAAATCCTGTTTTTACTGGAAGTTCAGAATATGGATCTATATTTCTTTTTAAAATTTCTTTTCCTATTTTTTTGATATAAATATCCCTTATATCGGTAGCCGTGTCTAATAAAGTACGTGCAGGCTTTTCAGATCTTTTTACAGATTCATTATAGGGAGAAATTTGTACCGATTTTGGCTTAATTGCAGATTTAGCCATTACATCTGTTAGTTTTTCAAAAGGAAGAATTGGATCTTCGGAAACAATATCTATATCTTTTAAAGTAGTTTTTGGAGTCATCTTACCGGTGTCGCCAGTCAAGCTACTATAATCGGGAAAATCTTTTATTGCTTTTCTGTATAAAACTTCACTCTTTTTGTCTTCCATGACGTTTCCCTTAAAAATTATTTGTTTTAAACACTTCATCTAAAGGGTCTTGTTCTTTAAATTTATTCCCTTTACGTTGTAAGTTTAATGCTTCTTCGAGGATTTTGCTATCCTCATCTTCCGTAGCTTTAATCTCTTTGTAAGATTCTTCTAGTGGGTCGTGAATTTGTAGGGGCTTCCATTCTATCTTGTGGGTAGACCATTTTTGAGCAAGTACAATAACAATCGCAACTAGAGAAATAAGTAGCGATAGAAATGAAAATGAAATGGCAAATAGGCTAATCGTAGAATTCATCGGTTAACTCCTCATCGAAATCAATTGGTTGGGCTATAATGTCATTATCTTCCATGTAATCTGCAGTTGTCCACTCCCTTCTGTCTTCGGGTCTAATGTGTCTTTCCCTTGGGACAGTATTAAGATGAGCGGCATTCATTAAATACCTAGCTGCGTCAATGGCATGGTCATTCTTTTTTGGAATCTTTCCTTCGTCGTCGGTTGCGTATGTAGACATCTCTTGAATTAGTCCTTTGCATCTATCCGATATAATAAATAGATCTTCCAGCAAGAAGTCTTTCATTACAGATAACTTTTCTTCCTTCTTGTTGACATCCTTGTCACAAGGGATAAGAGCTTCACGGTATTCTGCCATTACTTCGTTGTAAAACCAAGATGCAGCGTTATCGTATACCTGATACCAATCGTATCGGGGTGCTAGTTCTTTCATTTTTATTTTTGCTCGTGGATATATTCTACGAGTAGACATTTCGATCTTACGCTTTTCGTAGATCTCGTCTAATATTACAAGTTTTTTAGAAAATACATTAACAGCAGCAAATAAAGCGGCAAAGCAAGAAGATGAGCCGGGGTCATATGCAGCATAGTACTTCCAATCTTTTGGATATTGAGAAATCTCAGCAATAAGTTCGTCGTGTTTAACTACATGGCGAGAATTGCCAATAAATTCTCCCTTTTCGTCGTATCTTGGTATTTCTAGCATAGGGAATATGGCATTTGCACCACCAGGAACGATCTCGGCTTCAATCTCCCTCATGTATTTTGCCCATTCGCCTTTGTTTATTGCGGCTTGTTTTTCTAGTTCGAGTTCTTGTTTATCAATATACGGATTAGTATGAGTAGATCTTTTGAAATACGCTCCCCTAGGGTCAAGCTTAAACTCCTCTTCCGTCCGAACAAAGAAATGGTCAAATAATTCTGGCGGAGTCCCCACGATAAGAAGAGGGGCTTTTTTTGCAAGCAAGTTATCACTAAAGCCCTGATGGAAGCGGTAGTCGTGATCTTTAAACTCATCATAGATTGCCCCGTCTGGATTAAATCCCCGTCCAGCGTCATAGTTATCCGACCCCACTAGTTTAATAAACGACCCATTTTTGAATACTACACGTTTATCAGTTTCATGAATAGACTCAATGTATTTGTCCTTATGACATCCAAGAAAATTTTGCAGCCTCCCCGGCTTCCAAATAATCTCAGATGCTTGATTGTAATAAGGGGCTATGTAGTAAAACTGAGCATTGGGAGTTGTCATTGCCCACCGATGAAGCACGTACAAAGACATCTCTGTCTTACCCCATTTACGTCCGCATCGGGTAAAAACACGGCGTTTATTTTGATAAAACAAGGCATGACCTACTCCAATTTGTCCTTGATGAGGTTGCCATACTGAGTGTAAGTCATGTAATACAGTGGCTAGATACTGGGCATCTTGGCTTAAAGATTTAACCGTCATAGGCAATCGTTGGCAGGGAATATTTGCGGTTTAGTTGGCAATGTAAGTGTGGCCCTTTCCCATGCGGTTTATAAACTATTAACTGAGGTTGACCACCAACCATTGCCCCATGTCTGCCGTATTTTTTACGGAATACAGCACATAATTCAGCAATCAGAGACTCGGGGAGGTCATTTACTCGGATATCCCAAGCTCTACGACTACGGTGGGTATCTGATTGTCTCTTTAGTTCCTTATCCTCGGCTATAGTAGATACTGTGGCCGTAATAGTTAACTCAATCTTGTAGTTCTTCTGTGCCCACTCATCCATTTCTGTAGCTATCTTTTGTGCAAGTTCATGCATATCTTTGAATCTTACGGCAATTACGTCATCTTTAAATTTCATAATAGGTCTTCTTCCTCTTTTATGTTTAACTCCGTATTAACATCGTTTATACGGACTTCAGTATACTCAGCATCTATGGCAAATGGGTCAGATGCTAGGGCCCTAACTGCTTCGTCTGGTTTAAGCAGCTTAAACTGCTTGAGATCAATGCTGATATCTACCTTCTTAGAGTTGTTTCCGTATTTATCGGGGTTATCCGCCTTAGCTAGGAACTGGAGTTTATCAAACTTTAAGCGTTCAGAGCCTACTTCGTCTTTAGAATAGTCAAAGTCCACAGTCTCTGCTATCTTAGATACCCAAAAATCCGCACGAATCTTTCTAGCTTCCTCAACATCTTTAATAAAGTCACGATCTTCCACCAGTAATTTGATGTAAAGTCCCTTAGGGAAGTCTAAAGTTTTAAGTGCTACGGTCTCCGAGTAGCCATTTGTAATTAACTCAATGTATTTATTTTTGAGTTCTCTTAGGTCTACCGAGGACGCAGGGATAATCTGCGAGTTGCTCATGGTGGAATAATAACATCTGATGAAATACTGTGGCAAGAGTATAGTAGTTGAGTAGTTTAGTAGGATGTTTTTAGAAAAATTTGGAAAAATTTTTATATGGGTACCTAAGTATAACCCTCGGATCGGACTCGTTGAGGGGGGTCACCAAAACTTATTTTCCTGTACCTCCCTATCCAGTAGCTCTATGCCCTACTCCTCCACGCTAACCTAAAGTTTCATGTATTAGTACATTCATTCCTCGGACATCCTCAGTCTTTGACAATCGCATAAATAAGTTACTATTAATAATAGTACTGCATAAATAAGTTACTATTAATAATAGTACTGCATAAATAAGTTACTATTAATAATAGTACTGCATAAATAAGTTACTATTAATAATAGTACTGCA